ACGAATCTGTTAAACAAATAACCGAAGAGATTAGGGCATTGTCATATACATTCAGTTGCCCTATTATTTCTGCAACACAAGCAAATAGAAGTGCTTTTTCTACTCCAAATCCAGATATGGATATGACAAGCGAATCCATGGGTCTGTCACATACGGTAGATGCACAGATTTCTATTTGGACAGAGAAGGAAGATTTTGAATTGGGTATTATTCACATGGGAATTGTCAAAAATCGATTCGGTCCAAGACAATGCCATACTGTTTTAGAGATAGATTACGATACTCTCTCATTAAAAGATCCCGATGATGTAGCAAAATCATTCTCTGTTAAAACTCCAAAGAAACAAAACATGTCAATAGATGGAGAATTGAGTGGTTCTGTAGTTAATACATTAGATTTGATAGAAAGTTTGAGTTTAGATGATGAAAATTAGACATATGTGATTAAATAGTGATATGTCAAATGACACATATCATGTTTTTACACATAAAGATTTAGATGGTGCGGTTAGTTTATTGACCTTTTTATGGTCTAAACCAAATGATACTGTTTTATTTCATGAAATAACAAATCTAGAAATAGATAAAATAAAACAGAACATAAAAAGATTATCAAATCCCAAAAATGTTTATATATTTGATTTGTCATTAAGACAAAATTTTTTACCAGAGTTAGATGAATCGTTTATAACCATAGTCGATCATCATAAACGTTCAGAAGATTTTTTAAAATATTTTAAAAAATCAAAAATACTATACAAAGAGTATTCTTCAAATTGTCTTTTAATAAAAAAGTTAATGTGTGATGATAAAATTGAATTAACCCCATCACAAAAAAAACTTATAGCATTAACCGATGATTATGATTCAAATACTATGAGTTTTAAAGAATCTTATGATTTAAATATTCTGTTTTGGATGGAATATAAAGACAATTTCCCCAAATTTATTGAAGATTATAAAAATGGTTACAAAGAACCATCTCCGGAACAGAAAAAAAAGATAGATATAGCAAAAGCTTTAGCAAATAAGGAAGCATCAAACGTTCAAATATACAAGGGAACTCTTAATATAAAAGGAATCACAAAAACCACTATAGGAATACAGGTAAATTATTTCAATTCCCTAATGTTGGATGCTGTTATGAAAAAATATGATTCCGATTTATACTTTTTCATAAATACAAAATCAAATAAAGTAAATATAAGACAAAAAAAATCAGATAGTTGTATAGATCTACAAAAATTTTGTGAGAAATTTTGTGATGGTGGTGGAAATACATATTCTGCATCTGGAACATTGACACCTTTGTTTATGGAATTGACAAAAAATTTAAAACCATTATGATAATAACATCATCTCAACAACTAGAAGAAAGATCAAACCCTTCCGATGCATTAAATCTTGAAGAATTTGAAGATATAACATTAAAATTTGGATCATTTGTTTGCATTTCGAAAGGGAAAAAATTAAATTACTTGAATCTTTTAAAATTTTTAGTTGATGATGCAAAAACACAAAATATATATTTCCATCTATTAAATGAAGACAATTTACAAACCATAATAACCGCATATTTAAAATCCACTCCGAACGTATACAAAAAAATATTCAGATCAAAATTAAATCCAAAAAATAAAAAAACTTGAACGATTTACAAAAAAATATATACAACTGCTATTTAAAAAATTCTAGATATGGTAAACCTTTTCAACCAAGAAAAGATTTTTCTGACATTTCAGAGGAAATTGTAATATATCTAAAAAAACTGGAATTGTTTTTTCAAAAATATTCTCATATTAGAATAGAAGAATATTTCGAAGCACCAAATATCCTTCACCCCGACGAAAAATACCCAACTCTACAGTATTTTTTTACTAGATGTGCTATAAAAACATACAAAACATATAAAGATTTAAAAGAAGACGAAAATCCGGAAAATCAAATTGATAAAATCAAGGAAAGTATTCTTTTTATCGGAAAATTTTGTTTAGAACACAATTTGGAATTAAAAAAATATATAAATCATAGAAATGGTTACATGTATTCTTGGATAAATCATTATAGGGAAAATAAAGTGAATCCATATTCACTGATGGAACTTGGAAACTTTGAAAAAGTACTTTTTTCTTTGTTAGAAGAAGAACAAGATATATATGCCAGCAATTTGGTGGAAAAGATTGAATCTTTTAAAGTTAGATATCACAATTCACAAAAAACAAAAAATTTAGTAAAAGAAGCCACAAAAAAAATTGAAAATTTCGTAAAAGAAAGCTTGCAAAACAAAATACACAGTGCTAATATTAAAACCGTATGAGTAAATACACAACATCACTATTCGAGTCTATCAAAGACGCGATCAACAAAAACAATAACACAACATCAGAAAGTTCCTTCAAGGATTTTATGAAGTTGGAAATCGACAAGACTTACATTGTAAGACTTGTTCCACTAGTAACCAATCCAGAAAGGACTTTCTTCCATTATTACAGTCATACATGGAAGAGTGTTACGAGTAACAATATCGTATCGGTATTGTGTCCGAACACCTATGGAGAAAAATGCCCAATTGACGAATATCGTTCAAAGGTTTATTCTTCCAAGAATGATTCAGAGATCGAGCGCATTCGACCAATCAAGAGGAACGAAAACTGGCTAGTCAATGTGTTGGTAATTAAAGATCCAACCAATCCAGAGAATCAAGGTAAGGTAAAGATTCTTCGCTATGGAAAGCAATTGGCAAAGATTATCGATTCGGCTATCACCGGAGACGATGCTGATGAATTTGGAGCAAAGGTTTTTGACCTTTCCGATAAAGGATGCAGTCTCAAGATCAAGGTAGAAAAGAATGAGGGTGGATATGCAACATATGTTGGTTCCAAGTTCATGTCACCATCTAAGGTTGAAGGTATTGATGATTTAGATGAGGTATACAACTCTGCTAACGATCTAGATTCTATTTTTGATCATAAGTCTTATGATGATATCAAGAAACTCTTGAATACTCATTTCTTGGGTCAATCAGAAGAAGTTAAAAATACCGAAACGGTAACAGAAGAAGAAAACTTTGACAGCTATGCTGAAATTGTTTCAACTGCTGGAAAAACATCTTCTTCATCTGAAGAATCTGATGAAGATAAGAAAATGCAGGAGATTTTGAACGATCTATAATATGGATTCCAAAGAAGATGCACTAGAAGCTGCTAAATTAGCAAAAGCTATTAGTTCACAATTGGGATTAATTGATAAATTATCAGTAGATAGACCGGAAAGACCAGCTAATCAGATAGATATTAATAGTTTTATCTCAAGAGTTGTAAATCCTTCTCGTCAAATGAATAATAGTTCCTCTGGATATGTTCCAGAGGAACTAGTTCAGTCTCTAGTTCCAGAACCTAAATACACTTTTGAGCAACCTTTTCAAAATACTAATCAAGTACAACAGAATAATAATCAAATTCAAGAAAATCAAATTCCTTTGATTATTCCTAATACAAAAAAGCAAAATATTGTAAAAAATCAAATATCAGAACCTACCAATTTGAATATAGACGATAAAACTATTAAAAAAATTGTAAATTCACTAGAAAGAATTGCGAAAAGTTATGAGAAATATGTTGATTGTTACGTTGAATGTAATACAATCAAAAAAGAAAACAATATTTTAAATGGATAACAATATTTTACCCGTACCTAAAACAATATTAGAAAAAATACTCAAGCCTGTTAGTAAATTAACCGAGAGTTGTATATTAAAAATCTGTAAAGATGATTTATATACAGTTTGTACCCCCTCTGATAATTCTTTGATACTATATGCAAAGACAAAACTGCCATTTGAGGTTGAAGATTCAAAATTGAATATTATTAACATCAAAAAGTTTCTAACAGGACTTGATTGTTTGGGTGACGATGGTGAATTTTCCATAGTTCTAAATTCTAATAATATAGAATGTAGAAGTAAGGATGTTAATACCGGAGATAATACATATTTTAAATACCATCTAATGGATGATGGTATTATAAAAGAATCTACTGTAAATGTTCAAAAAATTTCTAGGTTAAATTTCGATACAGAGTTTGAAATAAAACTAGAAAAGGTTAAAAAAATTGTAAGCGCATATTCCTTTGTTGATGTTACAAAAATTTATTTTTTCACCGAAAATGGTAAGATAAATTGCGAGATCAATGACAGAACAATGCAAAATGTAGATAATATGTCTATGGTTTTATCTGAAAATGTTATTGGAGAAGAAATTGTTCGTCCAATACCTGTTAATATCGAGGTTTTTAAAAATTTAATATCCAGTAAAACAAATATAAAGGTGAAATTGAATAACGAATATAAGGTATTTGTATTTCAAACACAAGAAGATGAAAATGTAGAGTTGAAATATATTGTTTCTGCACTTGTCAAATAAGATATACTAGGTAAGTTTTTATATATGGCTAATAATAAAATAACAACCATGAGTTACTTTATCAAAAGATTACGAGATAGTGGATATATCGCTGATAAGGTTTTCAATGAATATTCGAAAAATGATCCTAGATGTTGGACAGCTGTAGTTGACCCAAAGGGAGCAACTATAATGATAACATATTTCAATAATCACAATTATTTGGGTGAAGAGTATTTTAGTATTAGCGATGGTGGTCAGTTTTTTCCAGAAAACTTCAAACTACAAACAAGTTCTATTGAAGTTGTGATCGAATATTTGGTGAAATTTGGAATCAATAACAAGTCTGAAACATATAACGACTAATATGGCAATTCCAAAAAAAAGAACCAGAGCAAAGAAAACAATTACCGAAAGTTTATCTGGTACTAATGATGAATTAGTAATGAAACAAGTAGCCGAAAAAATTTTTAGTGAGATAAACAATAAAGAACTTGAAAAGAGTTTAGATAGATGGCTAAAAGAAAATAGCAATAGAAATGCAATAGCATTAAGAGATTTGGATTTATTAAAATCCATAATCACCGAGTATTTAGATACATTTATCGTATTTGGTTATAATGTTGATGGTGAAAGAATCATTCTTCAACATTATACAACCGCAAGAGATAGGGATGCCATTATGGAATTTCTTAAAACCATTTTTATAA